TGTATGTACCATTATGATTTGGAGTAGCTGTATTGTTAGCATTTAAGGTAAACCCTTGTACATCATCAGTTGCTGCCCATGTAATCTTAGTCGCTGTATCAGTAGCTGTTGCATATTGGTCTATATTACTATAAGCAGAGATATGGGGAAAATCTATATGGTACCCGCCTACACTTCCATACAATGCCTGATTAGAGTCATCAAGTTGGTTAAAATATAAACGCAATTGGTTTCTAAACTGCGACTCGTTTTGTACATTATAGTCAAACTCAGTTAAAACTAAGTTGGGCGCCTTGGGTATTCGTTCATGAGCCATTAGCCCCTCCTACCATCAGGCCTTGCGTCAACACGTGGTGAACCTAGCTGCCACTGCACACCTATACCATCACTTTCAATTTTAAAATTCATTTGTCGACCCCGTGCCCTAACAAAAACTTGGTTTGTATATTGGTCAATAATTGCAGTTGACGTTGCAGGGTCAGTAGCAGTAACAACATCCCTTGCTAATGTGTTGCCAGCAACATCCGTTGTTGCGACAGTTGCACCGGGAAAGTTTCTAACGCCGACTGTGATAGTTGCTTCAGGTTGTAACGGCGCGCCTGTAATACTATTATTCAAATCAGAATCAGTAAAATCTACATCAGGAATAATCCGACGCGTTAACATAAACTGTTCGCCATCACCAATATCGACATCGGCAGATTGAATGTAAGCACTAATGCCTACAGGTGCAGCACCTAACGGTTGACCATCATCATTGCCTTTTTCATGACTATATACCCAGCCACTACTTAATCCAGTTGGATGGTCTGCTACGGTTGCATCAATCCACGCGGTTCTTGATAATGAGCCATAATACCAAATATTTTCTTGGTAGTTATAAATAACGTAGCTGTCAATTTCATCAGAAGTGCCTGATACGTAGAACCAAACCACCTCATTAAATTCTCGATTAGTTCCTGCAAAGAATATTTGTGATTGTTCGCGGTTAATATTATCAAAAACAAAACGTTTTAAAGTAGAAGGAAGTGTATCAACACGACCTGAGTAAACGAAGAATTTATCATTCCCCATCCAGAACACCATGTTATTTGCTTCGGCTACAACTCGTGGGCCCATAATACTAATAGAAGCTGAAAGTTCTTGTAGGCCAAACACTTCTTGTGTACCTAAAAACTGAATAGAAGTTAGTGAATAGTCTGTCCATACTAGGGTTTCTTGCCGAGTATTAATTGCTGCAATAATTTCAGAACCCGATTTTAAACGCAAGAACCCCGCCGTATTGGTTGGAGTGGGTTGCCATTTTTCAGGTTCAGGCCCTACCGTTGCGTCAACATTAGACCAACGAATAAGAAGGGGGTCGTAAGTGCCTAAATAATCTGGGGCTGCTGCACCTGCATCATAATTAGTACATGCCATAGCAAACAAATGCCCCGTTGGTGCAAAGAGAATATGTCCAACTAACTGTGGTACCGCGACTGCGCCTGCGATAGAACTTAATTTTACTGCGCGATTACTAAAGCTATTGTTATAAACCCAGTAATATATATTTTGTCCATGAACATTGAAAATTAAGTCGTTATTAAATTTATCTTGAAAAATTAATCTAGGATTCAAATAGATAGGCACTGTTGATCCAGAACCCCATGTACTTCTACCCCAAGTACCCGTACCCCAACCATAACCAAGTGTGGCTATAGGAAAACCTGTAGTCCATTGAAACGCTGCACTAATTCCAGTGCCTCCACCGGCTGCAACAGTCAATGTAGCTGCGGTTGTAACGGTAATACTAAATGAATTAGGACTAATAAAAGTTATTTGGTGTTCCGCATTTAATTCATTTGCAGGTATGCCACCTACTGCGGTTGCACCGCTGAATGTAACGTAGTCTCCAGTGATTGCTCCGTGCCCTGTAATATTAACAATAACAGTAGTTGATGTATCTGTTGTGGCAAAGCAATTATCAGTGGTAGGTGTAGTTAAGGTGGTTCGAATGGGGGTAATATCATACATAGTAGTACCCGCAAACACATACATTTTTAAGTTAGTACCAACACCAAAAATTCTATCGCCTGTAAGTGTATTATAAGAATATAAACTACGACCAGAGCCTACATATTGATTAAAGTTTTGTACTTCCCAACCACCTATTTTTTCAGGAAATCCTTGACGGAAGCGAATCTTATCACCTGCAAACCAACCTCCCTCTTGAGAGTAATTAGTTTTATCTTTGTTGATTCCTGGTTGAAATATTAATTTAGTTAAAGGCATCTTTATTTTCTCGCATTAATAGTGCATGTTCTGCAAATCGTCTTCTAATAAGACCTTTTAGTATACGGCCTCCAGCTCTACGGTATTTTAAAAGAACTTCTCCAGCCCTCTTTTTATCACCACGTTTAAAAGCTGACCGCACCGTTGATCGCTGAAATGTCCCCAAACCAAGATTAAAGCTAAAGCTGACAAGAGCGTCAAACTCAGATTGACTTGGTTGCACAGGATGTAACAAACGAAGTACTCCATTTTCAAATTTTAATAAGTCTTTTCGTAGTAAATCATTGATTTCATCGTCTCCCATTGAGCGATTCCAACTATCAGGGAGCTCAGAATCACGAGTGATAAGATGACCAACACCGACAGTCCAATACCCTGCAGGGCACCTGTAAGGTTTTTTAACAACGCCTTCAAAGGCTTTGATAAGCGCAATTCCTTCCTCCGATGTTTTCATCAATCATCCTTATTTCTTTTCCCACGTTCTGCTTCCAAACCAGAAGCCTATGATAGAAGCTACGATAGCCATTTCTTCTTCACTGAATACAATGTTCATTGCAGTTGCAAAATCTGTTCCACTTTTTATCGCCCAAATCATTCCGGTAATATCAACAAATAAGAGAAGAGCAATAAAAATATAGGTGATAATGGGGCGAACACTAGCACGGAGATTAATAACCCAAGGAGACGCGCCGTTCGAGAGTTTTTCATCATGCTTGTAAAGCGCGAGTCGCTCTTGAGCGTACGTGTCCATCTCGACTTGGTCAGTTTTAAGTTCTTCAATTTTTTCTTGTGAGGCATAACCTGCTTTAGCCAATTCCATAGCTCTCCGCATTTCAATTTCTGCCATCTCACGTTCATGTTTTTGGTCACCCTTTTGCTTAAAAAAATCTAATACACTAGGTAATCCCGATGTAGCAAACCCTAATATCGCCGATAAAATACTTAACATACTTTCTCCTTATTCGTCTGCCGCTTCTGGTTCGTTACCTTCTGCTATCCATTCTTGCAACTCTGGATGTGCTTCTACGCAAGTAACTTGCATTAAACCATCGTCATCTATACGACCATAAATTTGAATATCATCTTCTAATTGTTTTTTAAGTTTTATCCATTTCATAATTCGGCACTCCAAGCGTAATATGCAGATGTAGTTTGAAGTCTAGCGGCAGTACCTTCTCCTGTAGTTAATCCTGAAGATACCGTTTGCCTTATTGCGGCTTGGTTTTTTGTTGCTGTTGTAAATACAGGGACTGCGGAACAAGTAAGTTGCCCTGCGGCTCGCTGAACCCCGTAGTCTGAAGCAGTGCCAGTTTGCTCAAGTGCAGTTGGTGCATCTCTCATTGTCACAGGAAAAACAAAGAGCACATCACTTAGTGTAGACAAGGCGGCATAACCAATAGCAACCCTGTCCCCCGCCGATGATGGACCAACCTTGAAATAATACCTCTGACACATAGCGAGCTCGACATCATAAGGTAGGTTTTCAAAGGGAGTGGCTTCTGTTCCTAATTCTAATTGGAACAGCGTTACATCAAACACAAAAGTAGTAGTAGGCTGAAAGTCAATATTTACAGTTAAATAAGAAGTGTTAACTCCGTCAGTACCTAATGTCTTACCAGACAAACTACCTAGTGTTTTTGTAACAGTGTATTTTGTCCAAGATGTACCAATGCTAACTATTTCACTCACCTCTACGGCAGCCGATGGACTTCCACCAGTTCCAAAATCTTGAAGCAAACGAATATTTATATTCATAGACGCATCTGCTTTGGCGTAAAAAGAAATTGTAATTGTTTGCCCATCAAATTGAGTCACATCTTCTATTCTTTGCACTAAAGAAGCATTACCGTTGGTTGACGCACCTGTTTGATTATGTTGCAAATAATAATAGGCGTTTGGTACATCTGTTTGTCCGAGCGTAAATGTTTGTTGGCTAAGTGTTCTAGCGGGTGTTCCACCAGTACCATCAGCAGATTTCCAACGATCAAGTGTGTAAACATTATCTGCTGTAAAGCTAGTTCCCCTCTGTGCTATCCTCATATCACCATTGATAATAAGGTTACGGAAGCTAGGTTGTGTAGATATGTTAGAGCCATTAATAGACGCGGTGCTGTTAACAGTTAGTGTGCCTGTTACTGTAGCATTGCCTGTTAAAGTAGAAGTGCCAGTTAC